GAGTTATTACTGTACTTTTTAATTTATCTACTATTTTTAGTCCATACATCTTGGCATCTCTTTTAGTGTCAAACCCTTGTTTTGACTTTTGACGCCATTTTCGTCCGTCTTTAAAAGATACGATAACTTGATAACCCTTATTTTTTCTGCGTATTGTCATATTGTATTGCATAGTATCTCCGTTCATATGTTCGTCATAATAGTTATAAATTAAGCACCCATAAAAGGGTGCTTTTTTGTTATATATGGCGAATATGTTCTATAAAATTAATATGATCTTGCTTATCGTGGTCGCAATTAATGATATGCGATAATTCATGTTTATAAGTCGCTCGTTGCTGGTCGTATGAGTGGTTAGCGTTCAAGACAATGGTATAGCTATCGTCCTCATTTTTTCTAACGAACCCACCGCAAGCAGCAGGCAGCTTATCACTAAATATTGTATTAATCAAAACAACTCTCCCTAGTCTTTTTGTAATAATGATTTAGTTATATTTATTATTGCTTGCATTTCCTCTTTGGATAAATTACGTTTTGCGTTAAGTAATAGCCTTAGTTCAGGGTCATTTTTAATCTCCTCAGCTAATGCTGCAACTTCAGGATCTGTATAATAACCATCTTGTGTAGGTACTGTACCAGTTAAAAGATAGTCAATAGATACGTTAAACAACTTTGCAATATCTGTTAGCATATCCGTGCTAGGTGTACGAGCTCCACTCTCCCATAGTGATACTGTAGACTTCGCCACATTTAATTTCTTGCCTAACTCCTCACCAGTCCATTGGTTATCTTTTCGCAATTCTTGTATGCGTTGTCCTAAAGTTTTCATATTGCATACCTACTATAGCTATCATATTAAATTGTAAACAAAATGTAAACTTACAATATGCAAACTTTTATAAAAAGTTTATTTGACGGTATGCATTTTGTGAACTATAATAAGCTCATAAGAAGTTTACAAGAGGTAAACATAAGGAGGTGGATATATGAAAGAACTTTCTAAACTTCGCAAAAAATATGGTTATACACAATTAGAAATGGCTAATATGTTAGGCTTACACAAGTCTACATACAATCAAAAGGAAAATGGCAAAAGACAGTTCAAGCCTGATGAAATGGCAAAATTATATGATTTCTTTCGCCACCTTGATAGTCAGTTAAATATGCAGGATATTTTTTTATAATCAATGTTTACTAAACGTAAACATAGGAGAATGAACATGACACACAACGAAGTAAGAGAAAACCTATTCAAAGAATTATGGCAGCTTGAATTTAACCTAGTGTACGACATGAATGGCAAAGAACAGGCTTTGAAATGTGCAGACACTTTATGTAGCGATTTTGCAGACGCACCTAATAATGAACTTCAAAAGTTAATTGATGAATATAACAAGGAGCACTAATTATGAAAACTAAAAAAAACACCAAAAGAGTTTTGGGACTTCGCTCCTATGGATCATGTGGAATATATGTTCAAGCAATATGGACTGGTTCAAATCACAAAATGGGGTGAAACAGTAAAAGAGTTCAATAAAACCATATTACGTCATGAGCGTGCCGAAAAAGATATTTTAGAACGTTTTAAAAAATGTCCTGAACAAACAGATGCTCTCCAATGGAGTTTGGACGTTGTCAGAGCATACCTAGATAGATGTTACGAGGTCAAAAAGGTGCTTGGCTTATGAGTTTGGTTTATACGGCGAAAGAGGTCGCAGACCTCTTTCAAATATCTGTATCAGCAGTATATCAGCTCCGAGACGAGGGTAAACTAATTCAATTATCGGACGTGCCAGGCGTCAGATTTAGTAAGGAGGGAGTGCATGCACTAGCTAAGTACAACAAAGAATTTACGGCAACAAAATATGCCGAGTTAGTGGCTGAGAATGAACAGCTAAAAAGGGAATTGAAAGAGTTAAAAGAAAGCATACGAAATACTACAGCAGGTATGCTGCAACTTATGGAGGTGTAACGAATGAACATGACTTATCGAGAAAAACGAGAATTGAGACGAGCAAATGCATTACCTCAATTCGCAGATATTGTTGAGGGCTTTATATTTGGTTCAGTATTTCTATTCGTAGTAATGAGCATGCTCACGTGGTGGGTTACAGGTGAGGTGCTTTTAAAATGGTAAAACGTTGCTATCACTGCGGCTATAAACTCACACCAGCTACAACGTATAGCCTGTATAACACGGCTATTGGCAAAGTAGTTGCCGTATGTAAAGACTGCCACACAGCTCATTTACGAATGAGAGCAAGACAAAGAAAAAGGGCGATACCAGCTGCAACTAGTAACGCCCATAGTTAAATTAACCAATCTAAGTATAACACAAGGAGATCTTAAACATGAATAAAAAAATTATCGTAACAACTTCCGCTATTGCTGCAATGGCAGTGAATGTAATGGCAAATAACATAGTTACTGGTCCAGTCGAACCGAATACAACAGTTCCAGTTGCTACTGGGTACAACTCTATCGCAAGTGGTGCCAATACAGTAGTTAATGCCACAAATTCTGTTGCACTTGGTCGTGATAACAAAATCACTGGGGACGACACCATTGTCATTGGTGGTGGCAATGGTACTGTAGCAGGCGGACAATCAACTGCTATTGGTTATAACAATTACATTGGGGCTCATCAGGAGCAAACTGTAATTGGTGCAAATTCTGTTGTAGATAACCAAGGGGCAATCACTATTGGTACCCACTCCGTAACAAGAGGAATTGACGCAGTTACTATTGGCAACAATGCTAGTGCACCGGTACAAAATAGTGTTGCCATTGGTACTAATAGTCAAACATATAATGCCGTGCCATTCGGTCAAATGCAGATTAATGGCACCACCCACATCTTTGCAGGGGAGCAACCAAACTCCACTGTGTCTTTTGGTAGTAAAAAATCAGATACATATAGCAATTTAGATAATTATAATCGTCAGCTACAAAATGTAGCAGCCGGTAGAATTGAGGCCGACAGCCTCGATGCCATTAACGGTTCGCAGTTATATGCAGCCATTGATGAAATTAATAGCAATGGTCTAACAATCAATAAAAACACTCAAAACATTGCTAAAAACACGCAAAACATTGCAGGCAATACAAGTGCTATTGCAACGAACACTAAGGCTATTGATGATCTAAGCAAGATTTCAGATAACCACAATAAAGCATTAGTTAACCATGAAAACCGTATTCAAATTTTAGAAAATACTGACAAATCACTCAAGACTGACTTGGCTAACACTCAAAATCAAGTAAATATCAATACTAATGATATTGCAGGCTTGAAAGGCAAAATTAATGCTGACACAACTGCCATTAAGAATGAATTAAATAACAAAATTAATGCTACACAACAACGCATTAATAAGTTAGGGGCAAGCTCCGCTGCTTTAAGTGGTTTACATCCTTTGGACTTTAACCGCAACGACAAAGCAAGTTATGCGGTTAGCTATGGGCATTATAGAAATGCAAATGCGGTTGCATTGGGTGCTTTCTATCGCCCTAATGAACGCACTATGTATGGTGTAGGTGTTACATTGGGCGGTGAAACTCAACTAACACTTAATGCTGCATTTAAAGTTGGAAAAGGCTCCGACTACTTGGCAGAGGCTAAGACAGAAAATGGCCGTATCGCTCAACTTGAAAAATTAGTTCAAGCATTAACAGATGAAGTTGCTGCATTGAAAAATAAATAATCATATTTAGAAACAAGGAGACATAACATGAATACTTTCACTATTGAATTTAAAGGCCCTAAAGATCTAGCAAAAAAAATCGCAGAATATAACGAACTTATGAACCCTAAAGAGGTTGCAGAAGTTGTAGAAGAACCTAAAAAAGAGGTTAAACCTGAGCTTAAAAAAGAAACTGCACCAAAGGTAGTTGAAGAAACTCAGCCGGAACCTGTTGAGGTAAAAGAGGAAACAGCCGAGGAAGTTGCAGACGTTCCTGTTACAAATTTCGAGGGCGAGCCTGTAGAGGCTAAGGTGGAAGAAGTTGAGGAACCTGCAGAAAATGAATTAGACGTAGACACTGCGGAAATAGATCCGCAAGTCTACTGGAACGACTTCAAAGACTGGCTCAAACATGTAGGTGCTGAGGGTGTGAAAGCTGCACTCGATGTATTCCGTAATCATGGAGTAAATGGCAAGCCTAATTCCGGTGATTTAACACCAGAAATTATGCAAGAACTTAATGCGTTAATGGGTAAATAGGAGAACGAACAAATGTCTAACATGAATAGTTTTAAACAAGTGATTGATAACGTAACACCTCAAATTGAGGTGTTACAAAAGGCAATCGAGTTAGATCCATCAAACACTATCGAATATCAAAGGGCAATCGATTTTTGTGAGACAAACATTTCTGTATCTAAAAGCATTATAAAGGCCATTAAATTGGTTGAAAAAGAGGCTAAGAAAGCAGATAAAGCCGAGGAGCCAAAAGAGGAAACTCCAAAACCAACCAAAAAGAAAGCAAAAAAAAAGGAACCTCAAAAGGTAGTAGAGGAACCTCAACCAGCCGTGGAGGAAACTCTGGAAGATATGTTCGATATGTTTGATTAAAAGGGGCGAATGTCATGGAGGTATTAGCGAGAACATATATCCCTAGAATGTTTGATAGTGTGATATTGGAAAGTAGCTACGATGCAGCTTATACAACTATATATCATACTGACTGTAATTTTACGTTCGGTGGAAAATGGAAACGTAAGTATAACTATAGCAACGGTTATACAACTGCTGCGAAGTATTTTACTTGTCCAAATTGTGGCTATCATAGCGAGCCATATCGAGACAGAATATTACATATAGACGATGAAAATCACCTTATCCCATTGGACGCTTATATAGAGGTCGTTGAGTTAAAAGACTGTATCGACTTACGTATTAGCTACAGAGCTTTAACAATGAGATTAGACGGAACCTCTATTAATGAGGGAACTCGCAAAGAGGTTATACGTTTCGACTTTAAGAAAAAGAAAGCCGTATACACCGACTACAACAAACAGAAGTATGATCTTACTACTAGATATATTCGAGAACACTATTTCATGGAGGTCTTAAAATACTTCGGCAAGTCTTATGCTATGCATAGCATTAACAAAAAGCCTTTGAATGATTTATTCAGAGTATTACGAGTAGCGTTCCAAAAACGTTTATTGGCTACATATGGATATAGTGCAGCCGATGTGTATATATCACCCTCCGCTAACGAGGAGGGCGGATATTTCTTTACGATGCTATTAAATATGGCACTAAAGATTTCTGCACCAGATATGCCTAGCATATCTTACATCCATCGTTGTGCGTCGTATTGGAATGATAGCCATTTATATAGCCGAGTTATCAATATCCCTATTGGTGATAATGTGTTCGAGCTAACTAAAAAAGGCATGAACTTCCAAGAGGCCATGCGAGTGGTAATCAAATCTCCTGACAGTCGATCTTTACGCAGGGCGATGGCAAATAACCCTTTGGCAGTTTGTATGTCAGAGGTACTAAAGTTATTTAACGATGAAAATGTTAGACGAACTATTATGACATTAAATCGATATGGGGTGCCTGATTGCGACGTACAACGTTATAGCGGAAAGGTACAACGTGCTAAGGACATAAGAAAGTCCATGAAGTTACACATCAATGGTTCAAAAGAATTTTGGCAAACAATGATTGCTAGATATGGCGAACCTGCTGCATTGCGTTGGATATTATCCGAGGACTTTAGAGACATCGAGGACTGCGTAAAAATGTATTCCGAATTGAAGTTAAAATATCGAGATAAGTTTTGGGGTAAGAGGTTTAAATTAAAAGACTTACATGCAGAACTTATTAATATCTATAACAAACAGGAATACGGCGATGTAAACTTGCCTAAAGTTCCTGAGTTAAACGCCGATGTGAATGGCATGCACTTTATGGTGCCTAAAACTGCCGCCGATTTAATGATGATAGGTAAAGAACTTCGTAATTGTGTTGGATCTTACAAAGACAGAGTTATGAAAGGCAATACGGCCATTGTTGTTGTTACCGACGATAACATGAAACCTATTGCATGCCTTGAATTGTCAAAAGATGATAAGAAATTTACAAAACTGGTGCAGGCAAAATTATTTGGCAATCAATGTGTACATAAGAATAAGGACGTCAATAATACCGTGCTTAAATGGGCCAATCAATTAGAAATTGAACCACGCACGATTGATGTGCAGGCACAAGTTAGCTAAGGAGAACATACAATATGAAATTACTTAAATTAAACTTGCAAAACTTCAAAGGAATAAGAAACAGCGAGTTTGACTTTGGAGGAATAGACGCCACTATATATGGTGATAATGCTACAGGCAAGACGACAGTATTCGACAGCTTATGTTGGCTACTATTTGGCAAGGATAGTTTAGACCGTGCCGATTTTGAAATTAAAACCCTTGAAAATGGTGAGCCCATCCACAAGGTAAATCATGAAGTCGAGGCAGAGTTCCTAAACGATGATGGAAATAGCTTTACTTTAAGACGTGTTTATCGTGAAAAGTATAGTAGCCCACGTGGTGGTGATACAAAACTTACAGGGCATACCACTGATTACTTCATAAACGAAGTGCCAGTGAAAGAAAAGGAATATAAGCAATATATCAATGATGTTATTGCAGAAGACGTGTTCAAGCTAATCACTAACCCTCTATATTTTAACGAGCAATATTCATGGCAAAACCGCCGTAAGTTATTGCTAGAAATTAGCGGAGATATTAAGGACGATGAAGTTATTAACAGCCATTCTGAACTTACACGCTTGGCCGAGTTATTGAATGGCAGAACTGTTGATGAGCAACGCAAGATTGTTGCTGCAAAAAAAACTGCTATCAATAAAGAACTGGATATGATCCCAGTTCGTATTGATGAGGCTTTAAGAAATAAAGTGGATATAGCTGCAAGCGAAGTAAAGCTAACAACTGACATTGAAACCTTAAATAAATCTATTAATGAATTGGAGAACCAAAAGGCAACTATTATTAATGGGTTTAGTTCCACAGAAAAGCGTTCAAAAATCGATGAAATTGGCCGTCAGTTGAAAGCAAGACAGTCCGAGGTGTTATCTGTTTACAACTCAGAAAAGCAACGTAAACGAGGCGAATACGAGGCTTTATTGACGCAATTAAAAATCATCGAAAGTGAACACGATAGATACACCGATAGGGCTTATGACTTGGCGAAAGATATTGAACGAGAAAGTAAGCGAATTGAAACCTTGCAGGATGAGTTCGATTCCTTTAATGCTCAAGAGTTTAACAAAGAGACTTGTCCCACCTGTGGACAACCTTTGCCGGAAGATAAGCAAGCCGAGTTAGAAGTTGCGTTCAATTCTGAAAAGGCTGCAAAGTTGGAGAAATGGCAATCACTAATTGAAAGTGCAAAAAAGCTAAAAGCCAACTATGAAGAACAGCGAGAAGTGTTACTAGTAAAAGCCGATGGACTGACTAAGGAAATTGAGGACAAAACAAAGGCTTATGAAAGTAAGTTCAAAGAATATGAAAGTTATTTAGAACCTAATGTCGAAGATGATCCAGATTATAAGGAACTAAAAGCAGAATTATTCTTACTTGAATTAGATGAGGGCGAAGAGGCTGACGACAAAGAAGTGGCAAGGCTTGATAATGAGATAAGCTCAATCAAAGAAAAGCGTGCAGCGTTAGAAACTGAGCTCAATAAATACACGTTAAATGCTGATATTCAAAAACGTGTGATTGAACTTGAAAACCAACAACAAAAACTTGCTGCAGAAAAGAATTTACTAGATGAAACATCTTTCTTAATTGATGAATTCGTCAAAGCCAAGGTGGATATGTTGGAGGAAAGCATCAACAGTCATTTTGAATATGCTCGTTTTAAAATGTTCAATGTTTTAGTCAATGGGAACATTGAGGAATGTTGCGAAACTACTTATAAAGGTGTTACGTATCGTAACATGAATAATGCAGCTCGTATGAATGTAGGGCTCGACATTATTAATGCGTTAACTAAATTCTATAACGTTACTGCTCCAGTATTTATTGATAATGCTGAGGCCATAACAGACTTTATTAAATGTAACAGCCAAACAATCAAATTAGTTGTAGACGCTGATTTTAAAGAATTAACAATGATCTAGGAGGTAAACCATGTCAAAAGAAGTTACCATAAAACAACAATCATTACCAGGCTTTCAAAGTGCCGATGGCTTTGCGTTGCTGCAACGTCAAGCAAGTATGTTCAGTAAATCTACATTAGTTCCACAGCAATTCCAAGGCGAACAAAATCTTGGTAATGCAATTATTGCCTTAGAAATGGCACAACGTATGAACGCATCACCTTTAATGGTAATGCAGAACTTGTACATAGTGTATGGCAACCCAGGTTGGTCCAGTAAATTCTTAATAGCTACATTCAATCAATGTGGTCGCTTTGAGGCTATTAAATACAAAGAAACTGGCAAAAAAGGAACGGACAGCCAAGGTGTTATTGCTTACACAAGAGAAAAGGGCAGCGATGAGGTTATTTACGGCCCAGAAGTTACTATATCCATTGCCAAGCAAGAGGGGTGGTACGACAAAAAAGGTAGTAAATGGAAAACAATGCCAGACCAAATGTTGCGGTACCGTGCAGCAGCATGGTTGATCCGCACAACTGCTCCTGAAATTAGCATGGGGCTACAAACTACAGATGAAATTATCGACGTTGAGGGCAAAGTCAGTGATGTAATGGACGACGTTACAACTACTATTGAACATAATGCCAATAGCGAAGTGATTGACATTGAACCTAACGAACCAACTTTTGTCGATGCTGAGACTGGCGAAGTATTGAACGCCGATGCAATGTTCAAATGATTAACATCGAATGTTTTGGTAGCAGTTCCGCTGGCAACTGCTACCGCATTAAATCAAGTGTAAATGGAGACGAATTATTGCTTGACGTTGGTTTACCTTTCAAAACCATTCAAAGGGCATGTAGGTATAATTTTCTCCACCTACTGGGTGCCGTAGTTACTCACCAACATGGCGACCATTCAAGGGCCGTGGCTGATATGTTAAAACTTGGACATAAAATATATATGTTACGAGAAACTGCCGATGCATTACATGTGGTAGACGAACATTCATGGGTTGAGATAACTCCTAGGAAGTCTTTCAAACGAGGAGTATTTACAATATTACCTTTTGAGCTGCAACACGATGTACCTAATGTTGGCTATCTTATTTCAGATGGCGAAGAGAAGTTGCTATATATCACAGATACATACTACTGCAAATACACTTTTAAAGGTGTACACCACATATTGGTTGAGTGCAATCACTCTTACGAATTACTGAATAAGAAAGTCGAGCAAGATGAGTTGAGCAAGCAGCGAATGGAGCGACTTATTCAATCTCACTTTGCACTTGAAAATGTCATAAAGTTTTTACGGTCTATGGATCTTTCACAATGTAAAGCCATTCACCTTATCCATCTATCTAATGAGAATTCGAACGAGGTTGAATTCAAGAAAGCAGTACAAGCTGCAACAGGTAAATTAGTTATTGTGCATAAAGAAAAGGGGTGCTAATTATGCGAGTTAAATTTGATGTATTTATTAAAGCGTTGGAGAAAAAGCACCTAACACTTATGGAGTTTAGCAACAGGGCTCAAACTATTCCACGTGTTTTGGTTTTATATCTAAGTGGTAAACCTATTACGTTTGATAAAAAGCGTTTTATGTGGGCTGATGTGTTAGGTGTTAAGCACGACGATTTATTTTATTAAGGGGTAAACTATGGCGAAAGATCAATCTTATTATTTCAGTCATGACGTAGATGCCTTTAACGACCCTAAGATTGTCGCCATGATTTCTGAGTACGGCGTAATTGCCTATGCTTGGTGGTGGATAATCATCGAGAAACTGGCGTCATATGAAGATTACAAACTACCACTTAAAAAGTATACGTTCGTTGCTCTTGATAATGAATTAGGCATGAAAAACGAACAAAATTCAACATGTGTTGAACATGTGTTCAACAAAAATGAACACGTGTTGGAACAAAACACCTTTTGTTCATTTTGTTCATTTTTGTTCATTAATGCACTTATAAATGACTTCGAATTATTGGCTTGTGATGACGAATTTTTCTGGTCGCCGAGTTTAACACGTCGATTTGAATTGCGTAAAACCAAAAATGAAGAAATTAGCCAAAAACGTAGGTTGGCAGGTCTTAAAAGTGGTGAGGCAAGACGCAAAAATGAACAAAAACGAACAAGTGTTGAACAAAAACGAACAAGTGTTGAACAAAACGAACTAATAAAAGAAAAGAAAAGAAAAGAAAATATATATTCATATTCATATTATAGCGACGCTGAAAATAAAAAATCAGATGAACTATTACATATGTTTGATGATGAACCACCAAAAACTGATCCATATAAAAATGTATTCAAAATTTACATGAATGATGTTGGAGAAATTTCACCAATGACAAAAGAAAAATTGAAATACCTTGTCAATGACTTTGGAGAAAGTGAAGTCATAACAGCTATATCTAAATCAGTTGAGGTTGGCAAAGCTAGTATTGCATATATCACTGCCATACTAAATAACAAGATAAGGGAGGAGGCTGCGAAAGAAAGTGGAACCAATAGACGTGGCAAAGGAAATAGAACGGCTAAGGCAAAATCAGATGGCTCGGATGTCGACTGGAAAAACGAAACAGGCGAATGGCTATGAGTTTTACAAACCTACTTATGCACCACCTATTGTGATTGAACGTCAAAAGGATCTAAGCCGATACGGAATTAAAGGCCGATATAAAGACATGGACTTTGACAAACTCAAAGAACTGGGTGCACCTCCTGAGGATAAAGAGGCATACAACAATGCCTTTAAATATTCCCTACACTTGAGTGAACACATTCGAAATGGTAAAGGGCTCATACTTATGGGGCCAGTTGGAACTGGAAAAACTAGCCTTGCAATAAGTATCTTACGAACTGCAATCAATCAAGGGTATAACGGCTACCTAATCTCAATGATAAGCCTGCTCGACACCTTGCTTGTTTTGAGTAAAGGACCAGCAGAACACTACTTGAAATTTGAAAACAAAATTCGTAATTGCCCATTGTTGGTGCTCGATGATTTTGGGGCGGAATACGACAATAAATGGGTCGGCAATAAAGTCGATGCCATTATATCTGATAGGGTAGAACGTGGCAGAGCCACTATTATCACTACCAACTTGAATGTGAAGCAGATAAAAGACGGATATGACAGCCGTATTTATGACAGGTTGAAGTCTACATCGTTTTTGCTGCAGTTTAAAGGGAAGTCAAAACGAGACCCATTAGAAATTAACGAAATTTAAAATTTTGAGTTATACGGCTACTTTTAATTCCTAACTATAAAATACTCATTGCGAATATTAGAAGTACCGTATCGCTCCGAATTCATATCTTAAATTAGAAAATAATGTTCGAATATATAGAGGCGAAAACATGAAAATTGAAGTTACAATAAATGATCCTAAAAATGTGAAATTAAAAATTGAGGGTGAGCCGTTTTGTAACACCCATGAATTAGATGCTTGCGTAGCATTGTGGGGTGCAGCTTTATCCTTATATCATGGGTTAGATAGCGACACCGAAAAAGGTGTTGCCAAAGTTATGGCGTTAAAAGCTATTGCCGAAATGTTAGGAACTGACAAAGATAACGAAAGGGGGTGCAAGTGCTGCAATGAATAGCCTTGTAATATATGGCCGACCAACGACAAAGAAAAATAGTTCGAGGGTTGTAATGGCTGGTCGTTATCCTCGTGTCTTACCATCAAAAGCATTCACTGAGTATGAAAAATTAGCGTTACAACAGTTGCAATTTTACCGAAAACGTTTCTATGTTGCAGGTCCAGTTCATGTCCGGTGCCGCTATTACATGCCGGATAAAAGATCTTGGCCAGACTTGGTCGGCCTATTACAAGCGACTAGCGACATCTTAACCGATGCGAAACTTATTGACGACGATAAATGGATAGTACACTACGATGGCTCATGCATTGCCGGAGTTGATAAGAGTTCGCCAAGAGTTGAAATAGACATAATTCCAGTAGCGGATGGAACTCCGCTACATGATTTAAAACGTAAGGGGACGTAATGGAACTGATTATATTTATAGCCGGTGCATTGTTAGGTTGTGCAGTTGGTGTATCTATGATGTGCATATGTATTTGGTCCAGTGAATTGTCAAAAAAGGAGGGTGAAAAATGAATAATATTCCTTACTTTTTGGCTCATTTGCCTATTTGGAAAGCTAGCCATAAAGACAAAGTTAAGGTTACAAAACGTGTTAGGGAACATCAATTTGATACCGTCGACAAAAAGACGGAGAAAATTGTCGTAAAAAAATGTCCTATATGTGGCATTAAATATCGAGTATCGTATCGACTAAGAAATATTAAGAAAACATGCAGTCCGTCGTGTAGTCAAAAACTACGTAATAGAACGTTAAAGCCTACCGACTGGGTAGAAGACGCTATTAAAATGCGACAAGATGGCATGATTTTATCTGATATTGCATTAAGAGTTAATCGCTCAACAAGTACTGTATGGAAACAATTAAAAATGAATGGGGTCGACAAATGAATAAGAACGAAAATGAATTTGAACAAGTAACAGGTTATCATGACGCAATTATGCCAACACGTAAAACAGAATTTTCTGCCGGCTATGATCTTGCGTGTTATCATTCCGGTAGTGTAAAGCCAGGCGAAGTGAAACTCCTTGAAACTGGGGTCAAGTGCAAGGTGAACCCAGACGAGTATATTCAACTGCACTTGCGTTCTAGTGTAGGCATTAAAAATAGTGTTATGTTAGCCAATGGCACAGGCATCATCGATGCTGATTATTATAACAATGAAACTAACGAGGGACATATTATGATACCTATTCGAAATATTGGCACTACACCGTTTGAATATAAGGCCGGTGAAAACTTGGCTCAGCTTGTATTTATGCCGTATCGTGTTACAAGCCGTGATAATGCAACTGCAAAACGTACTGGTGGTTTTGGGAGCACTAACGAATAAAGGGGTGTTAATATGGATAAAAAGTCGATAGGCTATATTATAGGGAATATGGGCGAAAATGATGTACTCGATATAGTTGATATGGAAAACGGCACCCATTATAAGGTTGATACTGCTACATATCATCAGGACTTTAAACAAAACAAAAATGTGGTTACGTTTTATATAAAGGTAAACGAAAAATGGAAGAAACTCGGAACCTCACAATTGAGGAAATAATAAAAATTGCTAGTGAGGCAGCCATTGAAAAGTACAAACAAATGGAGGCTGACAAGTGCGAGCAAGAAAGAGAAAAGGCTAGAAAGAATACCAAAAGACTTCTGAAAGGTTACAAGAAGCTCAAAGAACATTGCGAGCATGCAGTCGCTAGTGTAGAGAATAGCGTTCCGAGTGATCTACAAATAGTACTCAATGAAGTGTTTAACCGCCGAGGGTTGTTAAAGGTTGAGGCAATAGCAGCCAGTAAAAGGCGTACGGAGTTAATCATAGAACATATCGATGCCATGTTGGCGGTGTATAAAACTCAATGCGAACATAGAGAAGTGCCATATTTCGAGATTTTAATCGATTTTTATGTCAATTCTGTACCTGTCGAAGATATAGCTATTTCAAAAAACGTTTCTGAAAGAACTGTTTACAACTATCTTGAAAGGGCAGAAAAGGACGTAAGCATACTACTTTGGGGAGTTCAAGCAGCTTAATATAAGCTTGCAAAAACATTTCATTTACTTTTCAGTTTACATATAGTAAACTATTAGTGTTGAAAAATGTTCATTCTCCTAGGCATTTCAAATCACTCTTTTCGACGACGCATATAATGAACACTTAACTACCTACGAATAAGGCTTGGACGTACAAGATTTCTCTCCCTGTATGTCTGAGCCTTTTTCGTTCTGTAATGAGGGGCACAAAATGACAACTATAAAATGTAAGGCATTACAGTGCCTTAATAACAGGAAAGGCAAGTGCATGGCAAACTTTATCGTCATAGATAAATATTGTCGTGCTTTTTTTACGTCCAGTAACGCAAGTCGTTATGAGGGGTGCGTTATGAAAAAGGAACATAATCGTTACAAGAGTAGTAAAAGGATCGTACTAAAATGAATATAGTCGAAAAGAATATAAACGATATTAAACCATATGAGAATAACCCACGTAAAAATGATATAGCCGTAAAGCCTGTTGCGAATTCTATTCGTGAGTTCGGTTTTAAAGTTCCTATCGTGATTGATAAGGACGGCATTATTATTGCAGGGCATACTCGTTATCGTGCTGCGAAAGAATTAAAACTAACAAAGGTACCTTGCATTATTGCTGATGATCTAAGCGACCAACAAGTAAAGGCTTTTAGATTGGCCGATAATAAAGTAAGCGAGTTCGCTGAATGGGACCAAGATGCATTACTTGAAGAATTGCAAGGAATTTTGGCAGTTGATATGTCCGAGTTCGGTTTTCTTGACGAAGAAGAGGAACTAAACGAGCCAGATGATACGTATACAACTGATATTAATATTCCTCAATATGAACCAACTGGGGAAGTTGTATCACTTGAAAATTGCCTAGATTTTGATAAAACAGAGGCCTTATTAATGGAAATTGAGGACAGTAACGTTAGTGAAAAAGAAAAAGATTTCTTGCGTAAGGCTGCACAACGTCATAATCAGTTCAACTATAAGCGAATTGCAGAATATTATGCTAATGCTAGCGAAGAAATGCAAGAACTTATGGAGCGTTCTGCATTAGTTATTATTGACTATGACGATGCAATCAAAAATGGATATGTGCAATTATCGAGTAGCTTGGAGGCGATTTTGAATGAGGAAAACGAATAACATAGGTTATTTTATTATTTCTCATGGCAGACCTAATGAACAGCTAACATATAACTTATTCATATCTAGTGGCATTTCTAGTGCGGATATTTTCATAGTTTGTGATAATCTCGATGAAACGTTGCAAGAGTATATCGCTAATTACAAAGATAATGTCCTAATATTTGATAAGCAGAAATATATGAATCTTTGCGACGGTGGTGTTCAAAAGCCTACTGGAATACATGCGGTATATGCTAGAAATGCAGCAATTCACTTTGCTAAAACGAAAGGCTATCAATATTTTGTGGTGGCAGATGATATAAAATCACTACATCATCGTGTAAATGAAAATGAGAAACTAAAAGCATATCCAGTTAAAAATATAAATGATTGCTTTTCAAGTTGCATCGACTTTATGAATACAAACACTCATTTGTCTTGCATTGGTTTTGGCACTAACAATACTTTTATAGGTGGAACCAATGCAGCCATATATAAACGTGGGTTTGATTATATGGCCGTGAATATTGCTTTATACAGAGCAGAAACTCCTATTCAATATGCTAGTGAGTGTCAAGAAGATTTAATAGCATCTATACTCAATAATAGCGTAGGCAATTTAGTGGTTAGCATACCTTTTATTATGGTCGATGCCATTGTTAAGGGTAGGAATAAAGGCGGTAACGAGGGCCACTATGCAGAAGAAAATACTTATTATAGGTATTTTGGGACGTTGATATATGCACCGGCTAGTGTTCGTATAATGTCAAAATCAGGTGAGTTAGTGAAAAATAATAAAAGCAATTATTATCCTATGATCTTGTCGGATAGGTGGAAAAAATGAGGAATTTTGCGGTATTTATTTTAAGTCATGGACGAGCTGGAAATGTTAAGACATATCAAACTCTAATTAATCAAGGCTATACTGGCAAGATTTATATTATCGTCGATGATGAAGATGATATGCAGCAGTCCTATATTGATAAATACGGAACCGAAGTTGTAAAAGTATTTAGCAAGAAAGCTGCATCAGCATTTGTTGATCCAGCAGACTTACAACATGAGTTGAAAGGCGTAATATATGCTAGAAACTACTGCCACACTATAGCTGCGGAATTAGGGCTTACGCATTTTCTTGTATTGGACGATGATTATAATCTATTCGCACATAGATTTGAGAAAGACGGCAAGTTATTATCTTGTAAAACAAAACGACTAGATGATGTGTTCGAGTGTATGAATAAATTTCTTGATGATACAGGAGCATTAACTGTAGCACTTGCACAAGGTGGCGACTTCATTGGTGGCGTTGATAATGGAAATTTCAAAAAGAAATTACTACGTAAAGCGATGAATAGCTTTTTCTGCAGAACAGATAAGCCTTATCAATTCTTTGGTCGTATTAATGAAGATACAACCATGTATGTGCGATATGGTGAAAATGGGCATTTAATATTCACAACTATGTTATTCATGTTAAATCAAGGGCAGACACAAAAAAACAAAGGCGGACTAACTGAAATGTACCTAGATAGTGGTACGTTTGTTAAGTCGTTCTATTCCATTATGTATTCTCCATCGTGTGTGAAAGTTGCTGCGATGGGCGATAAACATATGCGTATGCATCACCAAGTCAAATGGGAGTGCTGCACACCTAAAATACTATCTCAGAAATATAAGAAAGGGGGCTAATATATGGCTAAAATGGGACGGCCTAAGAAAGCTATTAAACAAGAGCAGTTCGAGGCTATGTGTCAAATACAAGCTACACAGGAAGAAATAACCCTCGTTCTAGGTGTTAGCGATAAGACACTTAATGCATGGTGCAAAAGAACATATGGTAAGACTTTCTCCGATGTTTTTCGCGAAAAACGAAGTGCAGGCAAGATTAGCTTACGAAGAAAGCAATGGAAGTTGGCAGATAGGTCTGCCGCCATGGCAATATTCCTAGGCAAGCAATTTCTTGGGCAGACAGATAAGTCTGAAATGGAACTCAGCACAACTATTCAAAATAACCCTTTGGACGGTGTTACAACTGAGGAACTCAAAAAGCTAATAGACAAAGAGGGGTGAGGCTATGAAACTCACACCGGAACTCATGCAGCAATTCAAATATGAATTAGCAAGGCGTGAGTTTTTTTATTATTGCCATTTACAAGCACCTGACTTTTACAGGAAAGATAGAGAATACCTCGTAGAATTGTGCAATACGTTGCAAGAGTTTTACGAAGATCCAGACGCAAAAGTCTTAATCATGAACATGCCACCTCGACATGGCAAAAGCCGTACAGCTCAGATGGCAGTCAAATGGATATTAGGCAAAAACCCAGTAGAAAAGATTATGACTGGTTCGTATAACACAACTCTATCAACTACCTTTGCGAAGAATGTCCGTAATGATATTCAAGAAGTAAAGGTAGACGAAAACAGAGTTGTATATACGGATATATTCCCTAACGTACGCATTAAACGTGGCGATGCCTCCATGGATATGTGGTCGTTAGAGGGTGGTTATAATAGCTACTTGGCTACATCTCCAAGCGGTACTGCTACAGGTTTTGGTGCTACTATCTTAATCATTGACGATATTATCAAGAACGCAGAAGAGGCCTATAACGAAAATACTAAGGCTAAGCACTGGGACTGGTTCACCAACACCATGCTTTCTCGTTTAGAGGAGGGTGGCAAGATAATTATCATCATGACTCGTTGGGCATCTGATGATCTAGCCGGTAGGGCAATCGAACACTTTGGAGATAAAGCAAAGGTTATTACGATGAAAGCCTTGCAAGACGATGGCACTATGTTGTGCGATGATGTGCTTTCTTATGAAAGCTATAAAGAAAAGTGCAGGGCTATGGGTGAGGATATAGCCAGTGCGAACTATCAACAAATACCGATAGACCTTAAAGGGTGCCTATATTCCAATATTAAAACCTATGAACATATCCCTACTGGTGCTGACGGTACTCCGTTATTTACTCAAATAAAGAACTACACTGATACTGCTGATACTGGCGAAGACTGGTTAGCAAGTATTACTTACGGAATATATGACAAAGAGGCGTACATACTCGATGTGGTCTATTCTAAGGCTAGCATGGAATATACAGAGCCTGCCGTAGCAGAAATGCTATATCGTAACCGTGTTAACATTGCAGATTTTGAAAGCAATAATGGTGGTCGTGGCTTTGCTAGACAGGTTACAAGGATATTAAAGGAAGAATACAACAGCAATTATACAAAGGTTGTATCGTTCCACCAATCTAAGAATAAAGAGGCTCGTATATTATCCAATGCGACGTGGGTTATGGAACATATTTACTTTCCTATAAATTGGGCTGACAGATGGCCTGAATTTTATAAAGCTATCACACGTTATCAACGTGAGGGCAAGAACGAACATGACGATGCTCCGGATTCATTAACTGGCGTCGCTGAGAAGTTAACGGCACCAGATTATAAAGCAACAAGGACAAACATTTATTAGGAGGCTTATTACATGGCTATATTAACCAATATGCGTAACAGCGAATATGAGTTATTGCATGACGCTTATTACGGCACAGGCATGTTTGCAGCTGGTGGTGCATTACAAAAGCACCCTAGGGAAAGTGCTGCAAATTATACCTTTAGACAAAAATTATCTTATTACCTAAATCATACTGCACCTATTATCAATGCGTGTGTAGATCCGATATTCAAAGATACTATTTCACGTGATTATAATGAGAGCGAATTATTTGAAACATTCCTTAATGATGTGGATAGATTGGGAACTACACTTCAAGAATTTATGCGTTATAATGCCACGCAAGCCAAAGTGTATGGCGTTATGTATGTTTTAGTCGATAATGTATCTGAAATAGGGGAAACGGTAGCCGACCAAGTAAATAATAGGCAGTTGCCTTATTTGGTCGCTATTGAGCCAAAAAGCGTATATAAATGGCTTACAAATGACATTGGCGAACTTGAATTTTTTTCTTATACATCTACAGTCTTTGATGATGAGGGGCAAGCCAAAACACAGTACCATGAATGGACACGAACATCTTGGACATTGAAGAATGACGAAGAAAAAATCATTGCTACTGGTGAGCATAACCTTGGTAAGGTTCCAATCGTTCAATGGTTTGGCCGTTCGTCTCGTAAGATTGATATTCTACCTCCGCCGGAATACTTGGCTATCGCTAGAACAAATCATCAAGTGTATCACCTATGTTCGCTATTAACTCAAATACTTAATATGCAGACTTTTAGCACATTAACATTACCGGATAACGGACAAGGCGTTGACGATATTACGCTAGGTACAAATAATGTGTTGATGTATCCGGCAGAAAGTAGTCATGCACCAGCTTTTATTGCTCCAGATAGAGGTCCGGCAGAGATTATCATGAGCGTTATTAAAATGCTTGTCGATGATATGTATCGCCTATCCGGAATCAATTCAGTAATAGGTGTACAAGAGGCCAAAAGTGGTGTGGCTAAGCAATGGGATTTTGAACGTACAAACCAACGCTTGGCAGATTTCTCCGTACAATGTGAAAGTGCGGAAAAGGACATTATTGAATTGTTTGAACTATGGACGAATATGAATGTCGATTATAAATGCGACTACCCTCGTGAATTCAAAATTAATGATATTACAGATAGCCTTGCACAATCTCAGGCCGTGTTAGATCTTGGCCTAGGTAGCAACACCCTCAAAGTTGAAACAGGTAAAAAGGTATTGGACAGCTACATGCCGAACATTGAGTCTGAAACGTTCGATGAAATTGTTGCCGAAATTGAAGAAAGCGTTCAAAGGCAAGAGCAAGACGAAACATATCATAATAACAATGATGATGAAGTAGAGGGCGGTGCAGAAGATGAGGACGCAACGAGAGATAAACAAGGCGATAGATAACTTTGAGCAAGAAGTCAAAGCACAGTTATCACTAGGGCTTAAACCTAATGAGGCCGTTAGAAATGCATATGCGAAATATCCTGTTATGGATATGATGAAAGCTACATTACAAGCAGAATTGGTCAATACTTTTATAGCAGGGTATGGCGATAATGTTCCATACTCCGCTAAAAGTATTTCACAGGCTATGTCTGAAAGTTGGGCGAGTGATGAGCTTACACTCTCTAAACGTTTATATAGGCGGTCAAGTATTATACGAAATGAAGTGGCTGACACTATCAAGCAAGCGTTAAAGACAAATAAAACTGTAAAAGGGTTAGCAAAGTCAATCTTCGACGGCTATGGTAAGGGCGGTATTATCCCAGAAGCTAGCATACCGAAGTTCCTACGTAAGCTAGCCGATATAAATATAAGTGGTGAGGCTACTCCAGAGGCTAAGCGTAAGCAACGTGAATTGCTGCGTAGTGTTAAAGGGAAAATAGCAAGGCTCGATACTCCTTATGTTAGGGCTGCGTATAATGAAGTAGTTGCCGCCGTTGAAGATGGCAACGAAGTTAGATTACAGAAAGCTATCTATACAGCTACACAAGAAAAGGCTCGTTATCATGCTGAGCGTATAGCACGAACAGAAAATGCAAGGGCTTATGCTGACGGCCAAATGAACAGATATTTAGACGATGAGGACGTGGTCGCTTTTCAATGGAAGTTATCCGCTAATCATCCAAGATATGACATATGCGACTTTTATGCTAATGCTGATCTATACGGACTTGGCAAAGGTGTATACCCTAAAGACAAGTTCCCTAACCTGCCAGCACATCCGCATTGTATGTGTTATATTAAGCCTATGACTGAACTCGATATTGATGTTAATAAAAGACATAATAACCTTGAACAGTCAGGACTAGAATATATCAAATCTTTATCTAAGCAACATCAAGAAGTGTTGCTCGGCGTGAATGGTCGTGAACAGGTATTAACTGGCAAAGCTAACTGGCAAGATACGGCTAGAGGGTGGACGTCAGAAGTTTATGAGCCTAGAAAACCAAAATAAATATTGTTATGAAGTGCCATATTATGTGTGATAGTATGGCACTTTTTATATTGGTGTAATTAGGCGGAGGCCTATTACATATATTTTTCTCATGTTATATACGGAGGTTACAACATGAACATCGCAGAAGTTTATCAAGCACTCGAACAGTTGGAGAACGGTCAAGATCTTATCACCGCTATTAAGGGGGAGACGTCTCGTCTTAATAATGAGGCTAAGACAACACGTGAAAAACTACAACAACAAATCACGGAGTTAACCGGTGAACGTGATACGTTAAATAATCGTGTTACCGAATTGGAACAGTCGGCAGGGGCCAATACTGGTGCTAATTCTCCAGAGTATAAAATGCTCGAAAAGCAATTAAAAGCTATGAGTGAAAAGTTCGAACTTGCAGAAACTAAGGCAAAAGAGGCTGAAACAAAGCGTATTCAATCTGAGATTATGGCACAGACACTTGATGCCTTTACTAAGGCAAATGCGGTAGATCCGCAAGAGTTTGCAAGATTGGTTGCTAATGACATCAAAGTACAAGACGACGGCACTTATGGTTATTTAAAAGAGGACGGTACAATCGGAACTATCCAAGACCGTACCAATGAATGGCTACAAGGCAAAGCTTGGGCAGTCAAAGCTACTGGCAATACTGGCAGTGGACAAGGCGGCACAGGTAGTGGTGGCGATAACGTCTTGAACGAATTCGCAGCAGCAGCAGGTGTAAAACTTTAATTATTTAATTATGGAGGTCATTAACAATGGCGATTAACACACTTCAATATTCTCAACAGTTCCAAACTGTACTTGACGCTCAAATGTTGGCGAGTGCAACTTCCGCTTTTATGGAGGCTAACGCAGGCCAAGTCAAATATGACGGTGGCGATACTGTACATATTCCTGAAATTAGCATGCAAGGTCTTGCAAAGTATGACCGAGATGAGGGCTTCAATCAAGGTTCCGTTACTTTGAAATTTAACCCTTACAAAATGACTCAAGACCGTGGTCGTACATTCCAACTCGACTCTATGGACGTTAATGAAACTAACTTCGTTGCGACTGCCGGCACTGTAATGGGCGAATTCCAACGTACACAAGTTATTCCGGAAATTGACTCCTATCGTTATTCCAAAATTGCTGCATTAGCAACTGCAGAAAATAAGGTTACTACTGGCTTTACTCCTGCCGTTGCCACTATCTTGGAAAAGTTGGAGGCCGAAATCACAGATATTCAAGACGTAGTAGGCGAGGACGAGGGCTTAATTGTTGTTATGTCCACCAAATTGCGTACTATCTTGAATAACGCAGATAAATTCAATCGTTATTTGAATGTTGCCGAATTCAAAAATGGATCTATCAATACGACTGTTAAATCTTTCAATGATATTCCTATTTTGGGTGTACCATCTGCACGTATGAAAACTGCTTACGTATTCAATGACGGTAAAACAGCTAACCAACAAGCAGGTGGCTTTAAAGCAGATACAGGGGCTAAGGATATTAACTGGATCATTATGCCTCAACGTGCACCTATTGCCGTATCTAAAACAGACAAAGTACGTGTATTCACTCCTGATGTTAACCAAAAGGCAGATGCATGGAAAATCGATTATCGTAAATATCATGATCTTTGGATTCCTAAAAACCGCTTTGCCGCAATTCGTGTAAATACTGGTGCATAATTAAGGGGTGTTTATAAATGACAAGACTTGTACGTATGAACGAAGTTCAATATGTAGAAACTGAATACGATATTGAACGTTTAAAGTCCGAGGGCTTTGCAGTTGAGGAAGTAGACGATACTGAAACAACTGAGGACGAAGAAGAAAAGCCAAAACGTGGTGGCCGTAAGAAAGCCGAGGCGTAATCATGTTACCTGCTGAGGTGTTCGAACGACGGTTGAGACAGGCCGTTAAATCGAGCACCTTTATGGTGCAAGATGAGGCACAGGCAAAACATAACTTTATATCTAGGACATCTCAGTTGGAACGTGCTATTGATACACGGTTCGACTTTGATAAGAGCAATAATGTTGGGGTTGTATATCTTGATGATAAGGCTGCACCTTATGGGGTGTTTGTCCATGAGGGTACACGACCTCATATTATTCGTCCTAAGACAAAAAGCGTCTTGCGATGGGCACCTATGGCCGGTAATGGTTTTATATTTTCGAAAGTGGTTCACCATCCAGGCACTAAATCTGATCCATTCTTATATGACGCTATTAATCGTAAGCGTGGCGATGTATATGCTACATTCGCAAAGGCTACGAATATGGCACTTGAAGATATAAGCGGCAGTGATTGGCTTGGAAAGACAGACCATGAAATTAAAATTCGATTATAGGGGGCTCAATGTTATACGACTACACGGAAATGCAGTTCACCGATGAGCTATTAGGCAAAGAGGTACTGCCACAACATGTCGAACGTGCCGAGCAAGGTTTATACGCATTCGCTAAGCGGTTAGGAGTTCCACAGAATGATGTTATTAGGGGCTATCTAGCAGATGAGCTTGTACAACTATATACATATCGTTTTGTATGCTTTGACAAGGCTTATGCGTTGCCAGGTGCTTATACTAGGGACGGTTCGACAGATGATTTCTACAGTAAGAAATTACTGTATTTAGACGAACGCATTAAAATTTTAGAAAAGCAGATAACTCCGGAAGATTTAACAGGCGATGCGAAGAAGTATGCTCGTTATCGTACAGTTGAAATATACAGGGGGTAATATGTGGCTAGAATTAATGCAACATATTAAATCTACTATCGAGAATAGCGGTGCTGCATTTAATGTCATGCTAGGTGCTATGCGACCACAGGCAGCGAAGATTGACGAGAATGGCGTTATTATGGTTATTCGTGGGGAAACTACGAGGGGAGATAACTCCGTTCAATCTGAATTGCAACAAGAACTTTATATCGAGGTTTGGGGACGTAATGACAACCCTGACTTGGAAGTCGGTTACGAAGTTATTGCTAATTTCGAGGATAAGTTCGAGGCAATTATTAATGATCTACGCAAACGATGTGGTGAATTAGACGAAACTGCATGCATATTGCAGTCTAATGGCTATCAGATTATAGATTTAGTATGCACAAATAAAACTGGCGACCATGATAGTGTGCGGCCTTTAATAGGTACTCAATATCGCTTTATGGTTCGCCTTATTGATTTAAAAGAAGAAACTAACGGAGGTATATTCTAATGCCAGCTCAACCAGCTACAACACCAAAAAAATTATACAAACCGGCTCAAACCGCAATGCCTACTGCCGGTAAGAATTATCTTATCTATTTGAATGTAGGCACTGACGAAACTACGAATGCCGAATGGCTTATCTTGGGCGGTCAACGTAGTGGCGATGTATCTCGCAAGGCAGACGCTATCGATGCATCCAGTAAAGATAGCGGCGGTTGGAAGGTTACAATTCCAGGCCAAAAAGAATGGTCTATCGACCTTGAAACACTACTTATGCCAAACGAAGAAAGCCTTGTATTGCTTGAAAAAGCATTTTTGAATGATGAAAAAATTCATTTGAAATTCGAATATCCTGATAAGTCTTATATGACTGGCTATGCATCCATTACAGAATTGTCCTTAAGTACTCCACATGATGATGTGGCTACATATAAAGGCAGCTTGAATGGTGCAGGTCCATTGTCTGAATTGAAAAAAGCCTAATTTATTAAGGAGTGTGCAAAATGAAAAAAATTAATTGTGATCTTTTCGCTATGGGCGAAACCATCTTTTTCAACATTGGTCGTATTGCCGAATTGGAACAGCTATGGGGTGAACCCATTTTCAAAGCAGTGCAAAGTGGCACAATGACATTCAATCAGCTTATTACTGCTTTCGTTGTAGGTATGAAACAACACGGCAAAAAGCGTGATTATATCTATTACCAAGATAAACTACAAGAACTCTTTGACGAGGGTACAGTCCAATATAGTGATCTTGTGCAGTTAATTGTGCAAGCACTCATTGGCAGCGGTGTGTTTGGTAAGGCTGCATACTATGCTTTATTCCCAGAAGAGGCTGACGAGCAAGCACACTCCGAAGTTGAGGCTGAGGCAGACACAAAAAACTAGAGGGGGGCTATACAGCCCCCTCTTTTAGTATTTGGATAACTAAGGCAGAGCGTATGGCGTATGGTCCACTTAACTTAAAGCCGTGGGAATTCATGAATTTGAGCCCTATGGAATACTACAAACTCGCTGAGGGTTATGAGTTAAGGACAGAAATAGAGGATCGCAGACAAGCGTATTTTGCGTGCCTAATGACAAATGTACATATCGCTGGCAACAGAAAACTACGTGTCGAAGACATTATGAAACAATTACACCCTATGTCTGCTGCCAAACGTAAAACCGAAGAAAAGTTATTCATGGAAGAATTCAGACAGGCAGGAGGTGAGATATAGAACTATGGCCGATACTCAAATAAATGTCAAAATTGTTGGCTCGTCCAATAGTGCTGAACAGGCACTCGACCGTGTGGCAAAGAAAGCCGAACAGTCGTTAGGTAAAAGCATCTCAGATAGCCTTGATAATGTTAAGGCTAAGGCTCAAAAGGTCTTTGGGGTTGAAATTCCAGGCCTAATGAATGCAGCCAAAAGTGGTGCTGCGTTTGCAGGTGCTGCGATTGGTATTGAGGCAGCCGGCAGAGCGTTAAAAGACATGGCCGTAAGTGCAATTAAAACCACCGACCAATTAACCCAATTACGTGCTCGTATTAACCTTATCAATGACGGCACACAAAGCACTGCCGAAATTATGGATAAGGTATATCAAGCCGCTAACCGTTCTCGTGGTAGTTACCTTGATATGGCTGATAGTGTTGCAAAGTTGAATATGCTTGCAAAAGATGCTTTCACTTCAAATGATGAGGCTATCTATTTCGTTGAACAGTTGAATAAGCAATTTAAGATTGCCGGTGCAAGTGTGGAAGAAACTTCATCCGCTATGTACCAATTAACACAAGCGATGGCAGCCGGTAAGCTACAAGGCGACGAATTCCATTCCATTATGGAAAATGCTCCTATGTTAGCACAAGCCATTGCAAGTGAAATGGGGTTGACTGTAGGCCAATTAAAGGAAATGAGCTCGCAAGGTTTAATCACTGCGGACATCATTAAGAACGCATTATTCAATAGTGCGGAAGAAACTAATGCGAAGTTCGCTGAAATTCCTTTGACATTCCAAGATATTGGCACTCAATTACAGAATGATCTTATTACCGCATTTCAACCAGTAATGGAGCAAATCGGCTCAATGGCAAGTTCTGATTTATTGGCCGGTGTACTTAATGAATTGGCTTTCTCATTCAAAGTAGTGGCTGCAGCTGCACAAGTTGCAATAGCTACTATCAAAGCTGCGTTTGCAGGGTTAAGCGTTACTATTGGTGTTATCAAGAACGTTGTAACAAGTTTTGTTGGGGTATTCACAACATCTATGCCGGCCGTTAGGGTTGCCGTTGTAGGTGTTACAACTGCTTTTATCGCCTATAAAGCTACATTATTATTATGTAGCACTCAAACAGCTGCACTTACTGTAAAAGTTATTGCGTTAAAGGCTGCGGAATTAGCATCCGCAACTGCGACTAAGGCTCATGCGGCAGCTATGGCAGTCTTACGTGCTGCAATGGCGGCAGGTGCTACGGCATCCGCTTTACTTGCTGCGGCATTGGCTACAGTAAGAGGCATATATATTGGTGTTCGCAGTGGTGCATTGGCTGCGGCTGCAGCTCAAAAAGTGCTTAACCTCGTAATGAGGGCGAACCCAGTCGGCTTACTAATTTCAGTACTTGTAACATTGGTTACTGTCTTTGCAACTGCGGCTGCGGCTGGCAATGGCTTTGGCAATACTCTAAGCTCGGTATTCTCGACTATCGTACATACTGCCGTTTGGGGTGTTAATAAGATTATTGAGGCCCTTAACTGGTTAATTGCTAAACTTAATAGCGTAGGTGATAAAGTTGCCAAATTCTTTGGGGGCACGTTTACTGCTATTCAACAAGTAGACACCATTTCGGCTGATACTACACAAGATATTGTTAACACTGTCGGAGACATTATGGGTCAAATAACATCAGGCTTATCCGGTGGCGGTGGTGGAGACATCGACACAGGTGGTTTTGGTGGTGGCGGTGGCGACTACGACACTGGAGGCGGTAAAGGTGGCAAAGGTGGTTCCGGTGGTGGTAAAGGTAGCAAGGGCAGTGGTAAAGATCTTGCAAAAGAGGCCAAACAAGTCCACGAAAAAATATTGCAATCATTCTTGGAAATGCAAGGCAACCAAGTTGAGCTAGTCGAACTTCAATATCAAAAAGAACTAGACGAGCTTGAAAAGTCTAAGGCGGCCAATGCTAATTACCAAGAAGATTTGGAAAGACTTAACGAAGTCTATGCAGATAAGCGTATCAAAGCTAAGCAAGAAGAAATGGCAAAACTACGTGCCATTGAAACTGGCATTCGTGATATGCAAAAGAATTTTGCATTTAGTACTGCCGACAAAGACAGTACTGGCTCCGTATCTCCGGCAATGCAGTTGGCAAAAGATTATATCGACCACATTGATGAAATTGAGGACCGCTACGCAGAAATGTCCGATAATTTCATTAAAATGGACGCTATGCAGCAGCAAAAATATATTGATACTCTAAAACAACGTGGCATTGAGTTTGAAATGAGTGGCGAGGGTCAAATCTCATTTGAAAAAATGAAAAACGAAGAAATGCTAGCGTTACAAGATGAGTTCAATAAAAAAGCATTGCAACAACATACTGATCTAGTTAACGAAAAGCATGCTATTGATGAGGCTATGCGTACTCAGAACTTCGAGGAACTTCAAGCTGCATTGACAGATGAGTATATTGCAGAACAACAAAATTATGAGCTAAAAAAGGCATTACTTGAAGAATATAAACAAGCAGTAATGGACGCACATTGGAATGGGCAACAAGTTCTGTTCGATGCTGCAAATGCAGGGTTAGACAGTTTGCAAGGTTCTATCTCAGGACTTATTCAAGGTACAACAACCCTTATGCAAACGTTCCAAAATCTTGGCAAAGCTATCCTCAAAACTATTGCCGATAGTGTAGCTCAATGGATAGCGGCTCAAATCAAACAAGCTGTGTTCGGTAAAATGTTAGCAGCACAACAGGCTGCAACTGGTATTGCTACGGCTAACGCTCAATATCCGGCATGGGCTGCATTAGCTCAACAAGTTAGTATGGCGACCTTTGGTGCTAGTGCTATCGCCGGCAATGCTGCGTGGTCTGCTCAGACTTCGGCCGGTAGTGCGTTATCACTTGCCAATGGTTCAACTAGTTTTTCATCTCTAAGTAGTGGCCGATTAGAATTGCCTAAGATGGCGAATGGCGGTGTTGCTTATGGCTCAACTTATGCTGAGATTGGCGAGGGTAAATACAAGGAGGCCGTTTTACCTCTAAGTGAAAGCACATACGACGAAATGGGTGCAGGCATAGCACGTGCCGGTGGTGGTGCTACTGGTGGCATTACGTTCAACGTATCCGCTATGGACGCTCATTCGTTTGGTGATTGGTTAGAGAATTCGGCAGGTCGTTCCTTACGTCAGTTTTTAGTTAATCAAAACAGAGAATTTGTGGCTACGGAGGGCACATGGTAATGGCTGATTTATTAAAATTCCCAGATATTAGAACCCTTGCGTGGAAGTCTACAAAGGCTCAGAAATGGGACACTAAGATTAAACGTACAGGTAGTGGCCGAGTACGAACTATGACTACTTGGCAATATCCTCAATACACTATTACAACAGAATTCGCAATTTTAAGCCCAGAAGAACATAAGCGTCTTATGGGCTTTTATGCATCTGTAAAGGGTGGTACAGTTCCATTCTTATGGTTAGATCCAGAAGACTATCAAGAAAAGGGTATTCGTTTAGGTACTGGGGCTCAGAATGAATGGCAAGCAGTTCGCTTGTATGGTGATTTTAGGGAACCAGTTGCACATATTGAAAACCTCAAATTATATGCTAATGGCTCACCAGTAAGTGCGGTATCGGATAAGGGTGTTATTAGATTAGCACCAGGGGTAAGGGTGGCACCAACTGCCATTATTACAGCTGACTACACATATTATTGGAAAGTCATGTTCAGTGGCGACTACACTGACGAGGCAGTTTTTAAGGACATATTTAAGTCTAAATCGTTTAAATTGGTAACGGTGAGGTGATTATAAATGAAACAAGTTAGTGAGGCATTAAGTGTTCATTTAAGCTCATCTCAGACGTTTGTATCATGCGACTTATATGAACTCAAACTCAAAAGTGGCATTTCTTACTACTGGGCCGATACTGATATTGATGTAAGCTATGGTGGAAACACATACAAGGGCGATGGGCCAATTATTGTACGTGAAAAGATTGCAACAAGCAGTACTGTTAGCGTTGATAAATTGAACGTTACCATAACTGCTAATCAGTCCGACCAAATTGGTGGTGTGCCAGTCTTAACTGTTGCTCATAATGGTGGTTTAGACGGTGCGACTTTAAATTTGAGACGTGCTTTCTTTGGTGATAATGGAAACGTTATCGAATGTATTGATCTGTTCAAGGGTATTTGTGAAGTAACACAGGGTGGTGGCTTTGCATTGAAAATTAATGCAAAGTCAGTAGTCCAAAGGCTCAATATTGAATACCCTAACAGACGATACTATCCACAATGTCCATACTCCGTATATTCCAAGGAGTGTGGCGTTGATATTACAAAGTATCGTAAGCGTGTTACTGTAACAGCGGTTACTGGTACCAATACCGTGCAGATTGACACTAGCTTTGAAAAAGGGTTTTATACTGCCGGTGGTATGGAATGGATAAGCGGCCCATTAAGTGGACAAGCAACTCAAATTATGGATAGTGCTACGAATACAATCGTTTATATGAGTGCGACCAATACTGCACCTCATGTTGGCGATGTGGCTTATATCTATCCAGGGTGCGACAAAACACCTACAACTTGCAAAGCTAAGTTCAATAATTTTAGTAGGAACAGGGCAACTCCTTATGTTCCGTTAAAGGAGACAATACGATGAAATTGACAACAGGTGAAATGATTGCCGATGCTGCAAAAAAGTGGATAGGCACACCTTATCAAAATAATACTATGGTTCATGGTGTTGGCGTCGATTGCTCCTATTTGTTAGTTGCTGCACTGGTCGATAGTGGTCTCATGAAACGTGATGCATTAGAAATAGAAAATTATTCCAACGAATGGCATCTACATCGTAGCGAAGAAAAGTACCTAAAATACGTTCAAAAAGTAGCTGACGAGGTTCCTATTGATGATATTCGTATCGGTGATTTCTTACTATATCAATATGGCCGATGCATTTCTCATGGGGCCGTTTATGTTGGCAATAATTTAGTCGTACATGCGTTTGTTGATCTAGGCGTTATCTATTCATCTATTGACGATGTATTATTCTATGACGCTAAGGGCAGAAGTCGCTTACGTGCGGTTTATAGGTTTAGGAAAGGGGGCAAATAATGGGCTTTCTATTTAGTCGAGGGCATAACACTACAAATCGAGCTGATATGATAGGTGATTTTCAAATAAATACGGCATCATACGGCGAAGTGGTTCCAGAAGTACTTGGCACTACACGATTGAGTGGCAACATTATTTATTACGATGATTTCACCCCTCATGAACACAAAACAACAACACGAACTGGCAAGGGTGGTGGCTCAAAGCATACTGAAATAACCTACACATATACAGTCGCATGTGCGATTGGCTTATGTGAGGGGCCTATACAGGGTATAGGGAAAGTATGGCAAGATAAGGAAATATACGACTATCCGAATGAAAAGATTGAGCTTACTGCCTATAAAGGTGATTATGGACAAGCTCCGTGGCCTTATGTTCTATCTAAACATCCGGATAAGGCATTGCCTTATAGTGGCTTGGCATATATGGCCGGTGTGGTAGATTTAGGAGAACGAGGAAGTTTACCACAATACAACTTTGAAATAAAGGGCAAACTCCTAGAAACTGGCGACGGTGTGGACGTTAACCCAGCCGATTATATTGTGCATGTGTTAAAGTCTATCGGTATTGACGATGTTAATATTGACGGTTTGGAACACTACAGGGAATATTGCAAGGCAGCTGATATTCTTATCAGTACACCTCCAGATAGTAAAAGTACAAAGGCTCAAACTGTAATTAATGATATAGCAGAAATTACAAATAGTTTGGTCTTTTGGTCTACTGACCGGCTCAAAATTGTACCATTAGCCGATAAGCCTATAGGAACATGGACGCCTTACAATCAAATTCAATATAACTTGAATTCAGATGATCTTATTCCGGCTAGCGATGGGCAGTTAGTTGTGTATAAGAGAAAGGATAGTTCGGAAAGTTATAACCAAGCTACGGTTGAATTTATTAATCGTGCAAATAGTTATGAAAAGGAAACAGTCGCTTTCGAGGTTGTAGCCGATGTGCAAAAAAATGGCTTAAAGCCAGCCTCCAAGAAGTCTGCACATTATCTATATACTAAGGCTAGGGCACAATACTATGCGGAGCAATTAGCCATGAAATGGCTATACGCTAAAAACCAATATACATTCCATTTAGATTGGGCGTTTTGTAGATTGGAGCCAGGCGACCTTGTTACATTAACTGACGAATTATGTGGCTTAAATAATCAAATTGTCGTTATAACTTCTGTATCTGAGGCAGCAGACGGACAGTTGGAAATAACTGCCGAGGGTAAACCGCCAGGGACATATGCTCCTGCCAAGTACAATGTGCATGAAAACGAACGACCTTTTATTGATTATAACCAAGCTGCACCAAGCGTAAATGATGTTGCCATATTCCAAACCGTTGGCGATGTAGGTGGCAATCAGGTATTCGTTGGGGTTAATGCTCCAAGCGGTTGGGGTGGTTGCTCCGTATGGGTATCTGATACAGGCGAGAATTATCGACGTATTGGATCTATCACTCAACAAGCTAGAATGGGCAGAACCAAAAATGCGTTTGATAAGTCTGCGAATGTATGCGATGTAGTGCTCAATCAAGGTGTGTTGAAAACTGTAACACATATCGATGCTGAACGTGCCAATACGTTGTGTTGGATAAATGGCGAGGCATTGAGCTATGAGGGTGTAGAAACTCATCAGGATAATTGGTATACATTAAAAGGTTTAGTTCGTGGACAGTATGGCACTAATGCTATTAACCACAATGCAAATGAAAGGTTTGTCAGAGTTGACGAGGCTTTATTCCGTTACCCTTATCGTAAGGAAGATATAAATAAGACGATATATCTCAAGTTCACTTCGTTAAATCTGTTCGGTAGTAATGAACAGGGACTTGATGAGGTGCAAGAGTACACTTATAAAATCGTTCCTTACTATATCCCAGAAGTGGATAATTTAACGTTATTCACTAAATATTATGAAATTGGTAACGGTGTATTGTCATTTGATGTGGTGGCTCAATTTGATGTACCTCAAATTAATAGCTTTGATACGGTCGAATTGTGGTACCGTGAGGGCAATGCAAAATGGAAGTATGGCGGTAATGGTAACGGTCAAATCTCTATTAGTGGTTGCGAACTTGGACATACTTACGAAGTAAAGGCTATAGTTAAGGACATACACGGAAACACTTCGCAAGGTGTTACGAAGTCCATTACTGTGGCTATGAAAACGGAAGTTCCAAATGCACCACAAGGCTTTTCTATTACGTTTAGTGATAAGGCCAATTTCAACTGGCTTGAAGTTCGTAACGCTGACGTCGATTTCTACGAATTGCGTTTAGATACACGAACAGGGCAAACAGATGGTCTGATTGGTAAAAGTAATAACACTACTTATAGTGGTATGCTGCGTGAACGTAGTGGCAAAGTCTATTTATATGCACATAACCCATTAAAAGGCTATGGGGCACCGGCTGAGGTTACATATAATGTACCAATTCCACCTAAGCCTACGAATGTCAAATTAACTGGCACTATTAGCGGTATCGGAGTAGTATTTGAAAGCATTCCAACTGGCTGCAAGGGTGCCAATGTCTATGTCGATAATACTGTATATTTCACATCTACTAACGCAATGAGTATTCCTATCGAGGCCGGTGTTTATTCTGTCAGCGTTGCTTATGTCGATATCTTTGGCGAGGGGCCAAGAACCGATGCAACAAACGTTACTGTAAAAGCCAAAATCGATAGCAAATTGCTTGATATGGAAGAACTTGGCATATCTGATATGGATAAGGCAGTAAAGGCTTTAAAAAATGAAGTTGGAACAGTCAAAACTAGCGTTGACGGTTTTGAAAACAAACTCATCGACCAAGCTAATGCGTTCCAACATAGCATTAGTGATCTAAACACTAATTTAGGCACACAAATAACTCAAATCTCAAATGGCATTGAGTTAAAAGTAAGCAATGCAATCAATAGCCTTGACGGAGCCACACTTGTAAGCCGTATCAATTTAAGCCCAGCAGGTACACGTATCGAGGGTAAATTATTGCACGTTACTGGCGATGCATTGTTTGAAAATAACATCATTACAAAAGGTATGTTGCAAGCCGGTTCGGTTACTGCTGATAAAATGCAAGTCGATAGTTTATCATCTATCACGGCCAATATTGGTGATTTAAGAGGCGGAACCATTACTGGTACAGTTATCAAAAATGCGTCTAATACGTTCAGTGTAGATGCTGACGGCAACATTAGAGGTGTAAATATTACTGGTTCGAGAATTGACGCTAACAGCGTATATGCTAACGGTGAACCGCTAAAAAATACCAATTTTATGAGCTTGCATGTAGTTAGCGGACAAAAAATCAACTTGCCAACAGGATATAATTACGAGCGATGTTTATACTACCTAACCAATGTTAAAATGCGTGAAAGCTCAGTGTATAAAATTACTGGCCGCTATTTTAATGATAGCGATATGAACAAAGTTCATGACTTTAATAATCGCTATTCGATGTATTTTAACAACAGGCCAGGTAGTGGAAAAATTGATGATTTAGACAACGGCCACTGGATACATGGCGAGCCGTTGCAAAACCGTGTATTCTTTCCTAATGGTGATATTCCAGACGGCGGAACTTTTTCGTATGGTAGAGGTTATCCTAAAAATAATGCAGCCTCTCAAAGTGCTAACGCTAAATGGTTCAAAGGTTGTGGCGTAACCAAAGAGGGCTATTTTTATTATTTCTATAATGCAGGCAATTTTGGCTATTATGGCGAGGCTGATTTACTCATCGTTTCATTCTGGTAAGGGGGAATATATGGATCTAGTCAAACGAGTAAACGAAACGATACATATTGGCGAAGATTGGCGGAGAGCTTACACAATCACAGATGATATTGATATAAGCCAAGCCGATGCCGTATGTAAGGTACGCAGCAAGCAAGGTAAATTACTTTGTGAGGCTGAGACAGTAATAAACAATAAAACTATATTTGTTACTATCTCCAAAGAAACAACATTAGAGATTAACAAGATATACACTAAGGCCGTATACGATGTTTTTCTCACTCAAGATAATGCCTCTCATAAGTTAATTATGGGGGACATTACTATTATTCATGACATTTCTATGCACTAAAGGGGGTTCATTATGGCAGAAACAAACACACTTCAAGAAATTTTGGTAACATTAGGCGACAAACCTTTGAATTTAAACGTAAGCATTCCAGGCATGAAAGGTGAAAACGGTCAAGACGGTCGCAATGGTGCGGATGGTTTAAGTGCATACGATATTGCACAATTAAATGGCTTTACAGGCACTCAACAAGAATGGTTAGAAAGCCTAAAAGCTGGTGCCGTTGCAGATGAGGCACGCACAATGTTGTTGAATGGCAACGTATGGTGTAAATCTGCTGCAATTAGTGATGTATTGGCTACAGTAATTTCTAATTTAGGCAAACCGTTCCCACGTACAGAATTTAAACCTCTAACAGTACCTAATGTATTGAAGGGGCAACGTGTAATTACTGTAGAGGGTGAGCCTCATTATTTTGTTAAAGTGGTAGGCATGGAAACACCGTTCGAGATTGGCGACAATGGTACTGGATCCATTTCAATCGAACCACTTGGTGATGATGATGTACATTTGACATATCATAACTTCACCGGAAATAAAGTAAGTGATAATACAATCAAAGGTGTTGCCGACGAAAATGCTACTCCTGTAGATGATACGTTTGAAGAAAACGGTGTGAAATTCTCCTTATACGGTCGGAAAGTCGTAATTAATGCAACAAATTATACTGGCAATGATAATTCTGATTTATACGCTTCCGAACCAAAATTTAATTTCTTTGGCAAGTGGAACAAACAGAATATTGATACTATTGAAGTATATGCTAATAAACCACGCATTTTATTTTTGAATACACGTAATCTACCTTTGAGGGCAGACGATCTCAAGGGTAAGGTTATCTTGGTTAGAGAGCCTAAAAATATCACCTTTAAAACTGGCAACGGTTGGGAAGATAACCAAGCATTTGTCATTGGCACTGTTGAATACGGCACGCATCAAGTTGACATCCGTGGCAGGAATGATATTAGTTGGAATGATACCACTCATCGTTATGAAAATACCGGTTATTATGCATACCATTTATAATCTTGTAGAAAGGAGCGACAATGCAAGAAATAACAAATTTTCTATGCGACGCATGGCAAACACTTACTGAGTCATTCGCAATCAAGGCTTTGTTGGCGGTAATAGCAGAAGTCGGTATTTACATGTTAGGTCTTAAACATGTACAGGTTTTAGGTATATTTATATTGCTTGTCTTTTTAGATCTAATCACTAAATGGTCTGCCATTAGTTACCAAATGTTAATAGATTTAGGGGCTAGCCCTGACAATATTAGTACTTCGGATAAGTATATCGCTATTCCTGCTGCATGGGGTAAAGGCTTAATTAATTCAAAGCATATGCGAAAGCCTTTTGTAACAAAGGTATTAACATATTGCCTAGCTACTGCCGGTGCATGGTGTTTTGACTTCATGGCCGGCAATTATGCGTTTGCAGTCAATTTGGTGTGGCTATATCTTGGCTCCGTTGAGTTCCTTTCTATATTGGAAAATATGCGAGACGGTGGCAATAGTACTATTTCAGGTCTATTGGAATTAGTACAAAGTAAGGTTGACGCATTATTAAAAAAATAACGTTTTATATGAGGGCTGCATATAGTAGCCCTCTTTTAATTTGAAAGAGGTGTATATAATGAAAATTGGTACATATTTTGATGATTTTGAGTTCGCTTGTAGTTGTAATAGACATGAGGTCGATGAGAATGGACACAATAAATTGGACCATATCATCGACAAGCGTTTGGTGGACTTGTTAGACGCAATTCGTGAACGTTTAGGGGTTCCGTTATATATTAATAGCGGTTACCGTTGCCCTGAACATAATGAGGAAGTAGGGGGCGTGTCTAACTCTCAACATTTAGAGGGCACAGCCGCCGACATTACATACGATGGCATTGACGTTGACTATCTTGCACAACTTGCCGAAGAATGTGGTGCAGACGGAATTGGTTGCTATTATAACCAAGACTTCGTGCATGTTGATGTACGAGGATATGATGCAAGATGGAATGATCTCGACTAGGGGGTTATCATGTATGAAAAAGCAAAGACACACCTCGAAACGATTAAACAGCAGATTACTTATAAGCGCCTTATTGTTGGTGCTATTTGTTTGTTGCTCCTCGTTGGCATTGGCCAACTCGCAAGAGGCTACTTCACCGCACGAGAAAACTATAATCGTGCCATTGAGCGATTGGAATCAACTCAAAGAGCGCTTGATGAAAGCAGAAAACTCAATCAGCAGCTCAAACTTATCATTGACCGAGGCGCAAGCCTTAACAGTCAAGCAAGAGAGCGAATTGAGAGAATTGAAGATTATCAACGCAGAGAGGGAGAAGGACTTAATCGCCTTGAAGGATATCAACAAGAAACAGGGCGAAGAGTTGGAGCAAGCCTCGAAAGTAATAACGCAGCAAGCGAACACATTAGGGCAAGCCTCGACCTCATTAGACGAATTGAAGAACGAAATCAAGCGAAACCATGACACGGAAAAGCGATTAAGAAGGCAGCGTGATACTTGGGCGATAAGTAACGCAGCACTATTCTTGATTGGTGCATTTCATCGATAATGTGGGGGTGATCCATAATCTCCTTACCATGTGAAGGTGGACACATGGATTGAACTTTGCTGATTAAATAAGGGTATCTACAGAAATGTAGGTACCCTTTATTTTTTTTTGCAAAAATTTTGAAAAAAAGACTTGCATTCCTCTTGAATATGTTATATAATATAATCAAGATAAAGGTACAGAGTTAATAAAGGAGATACTAAAATGATTAGAACTTGCAAACAACTAGCGGCAGCACTTAACGAAGTAAACAACGAAACAATCCAAGTTACAAAAGAGCATGGTTATTATTTTGTAAAATGCGGCGGTTATGAAAGCCACATCGCTTATACATTAAAAGAATTAGTTAATGACTGCAAAGCAGCAAAAATTGAACTTGTTTATAAATTTTGGACAATGCAAGGCATGAAAGTAATGCACATTAATGGTATTAAATAAGAGGTGTTGAATCGTGAAACTATTCAAGAATGTGGATATCCTAGATTTGAATAACATATTGAAAGATGGAATCTTGCCGATTAGCAAAACCGGAAATGATAATTGGAGCGAAAATAAACGCTCCAATAATTCCAAAGATGTGGTTTACCTATTCGAGGCACTAAATCAAGGCGATAGTTTCATGCATTATGGCCTTGTATTGATTGAAATCGATATAAATGATGCTATTTTGAATGAAATTGATGATTTTGATATCAATAAGGGCGAATATATCGAATATATCGCCTCTGAGGTGCCTGTAAACAATATCAAAGGGATTTATATTCCAAAGATATTTGAAGAGCCTCTGAGGGCAAAATACGAAGTCAATTTTTCGGAAATTGATGTGAAATTCGTTGATGTAGAATTTTTAGTCTATTCACCGGAGTTTGGTGAGTATATTTTGGCTAATGATGAAGATGAATCGATATTTGTAGATACAGCCAATCTATCCACATCGGATTTCAACTATTTAAGAGGGATTAAAAATAATAGAATGTTAGATTGCCAAAAGAAATGGAGATATATCATATGAGCAAAAACACATGGGGCGGAAATCGTGAAGGTGCCGGAGCGCCTATTACTGTAGGTGCAGAAAACAGGCGTAAACAGAGGGCCATTTCTTTGAGTGATAAAGAATACGAGCTATTAAAAGAAATAGCCTTAGAACGTCAAATAAGCGTGTCAGAATTAATTAGAATTACATTCAACCTTGATACGGCAAACGAAACGGCAAATAATGAAAGCGAATAATCGTATTTAATGTAAAATAATATTATATATAACTGCGTGGCCATACTTTTAATGTGAAATATAATAGCGTATTGAAAGTGAGATAGTAATAATCGTATAATTATATAGTTATAAACAAAACAGCCTATATCCTTGATATAAAAGGGGTCAGGCTGTTTTCGTCATATATACGGCAAAAATACTATCCAAATATGCTTGCTATGTGCTTCGTTGCTTGTTTTCTCATATCGTCTGAATAGTGAATATATGTAGTCATAACCGTATTGAGTTTGTCGCCTAATAAACTGGCTACAGTTTGAATGTCTACACCGTTGGCAAGTAGGGTGGTCGCATAGGTATGTCGAAAAGAATGTATCGGCTTATCCGGTAAATAGCGTTGTATAACCCTGTTAAGTGGCGAACTGCGATTAGTCTTAAATGGGAATAAACGTTCGTTACCTTTGCCGATATGCCATATTAATTCATCAGCTAATATCTCAGGTATATGAATAGTGCGAATACTGTTATGGCTTTTAGGTTGACTAAAACCATACCCAGCATTGCCAAGCCATGTCCATTGTTTGGATATAGATATAGTATTATTAACTAGATCTATATCGTCCCATGTAAGGGCTAAAATTTCACCATATCTTGCCCCAGTATAACGTGCTATGCTGCATAGGAGATAATATATAGGGTGCTTACGTTTAATGGCATAAAGGAGCAAATTCATATCATTTTGGCTGATTGTCGATGGTGAGTTATTAGCCTTTGACTTGAAACGCTTAATTGCTGCACAAGGGCTATGGCTAATTATTCGATAAGGGGTTATAGCATAATTAAATATCGATTTTAAAAGCACCAGGCATATGTTTTTGCTTGCCGATGATCTAGGCAGTTCGTTTAGTAGTTGTATTATATCTTGATGAGTTATTACTGTACTTTTTAATTTATCTACTATTTTTAGTCCATACATCTTGGCATCTCTTTTAGTGTCAAACCCTTGTT